AATCTTATGCTTGAGACTTCCATAGCCCCGAATGTCTTATGGCAAGGTGCTTTGCATATGAGTGGCTCCCAACAAGCTAATCTATCGAGTAATCTAAACGAACAAATGATAGGTATTTACCTTTGCTGGAAGGAATATACGGATGGTGTAGCAACCGAAAACAGAACTTATCAGTTTATCCCAAAAGGCGTTCCTTCAGGCTGCGCATTCGATCAGTTCCTAACCAACCGAGGTGCAGGCTTGATCGGAAACAAGCAGGTATATGTATACGACGATCGTATTGTTGGTGACGACAACAACTCAAGGGGTGAATATACCGCATCGACTACCAATCTTAGAATGAGCAACAATCGATGGGTTTTGGCAGAAATCATAGGTATTTGATCTTCCATAGACCAGATAGAAGTACCCGTCACAGCGAAGAACGAACAAACAGCTTCGTTTGAGTGCGTTGCTTATCCTGGTCTGCGGTTATGCTTTATCCTTGGATCATTTACGCCATATAAGTCGCTTAATGCAGGTACCACAAACGGATTTGCAAACGTTCCCGACGAATATAAGCCGATCCGCGAGACTGCTCTAGCCGTTGCTAAAGTTGGCACACCGATTGCATCTGCATGGATGACACCAGAAGGAGAGCTGCTTGTTTGTGCGAAGATCGATGGAATCAGCACCAATGTTTCCATTGCAGGATTCTGGCGCTATTAGCTAAGCGGAATACGCATATTGCCGCTGTAGTGGTATGAACCAGTAATATTGTGTTTACACACAACCTGCCCGTTATCGTTAACCCATAGCGTGCCTGTATGGTCTGCGTCCGATGCGCAAAGTGCCATACAGGCTTTATGGTGAGGTAGTTTGTCGAGAGTACCGAGTACCCATGTATTAATGCCACTCATAATCATGTCGTAAACGTTGATCTCGACTGTATTATCGCCGTAGTAATACAGGGTGCAACCTGTTTCTATTTCCGCTGTTTTTACGGGTGTCTGGGCTATGGAAGTCTCAAGCATAAGATTGATGCTTCAACATCAGCTGATATTTGAGCGCCGCTAGTGTTTCTAACATTAACGTTAAGCTGGTTGTCGACGATTCGATATGACCCAGCAACGCACGCGGCATTGCTGCTCGCAATGCTTAAGTATTGCAGCGCGCAAGCCGTGTATCCATCAGGCAAATCAAGAGCAAAATTAAACATGTGATTGCTCGTTCCTGACATCATTGCGGTTTGCTTTTCGGTCTGATAAAAGGTCGGGGCTATGGAATGCTATAGCTTTGCGAAATAGCAAATTACAGTTCCACTCAACCCAACGGTGTTATTTGTCGTGTTGTAAATGCGCGTAAATAAATTGCCATTGCTGCTCATTGGCTGAGATAGAAGCAGCGCATTTGCTGCGCCAGTTGCTTCAGTGATTTTAAGCGCGCAAGAAAAGATTTCGTATCCAGCTTTTGCTGGAATCAATATATACACTTGAGCTTTTGGTGAGATGTTCTCATTGACGGTCACTTTTTCTATCTGGACTATGGAAGACCGTGCTGTAGTTGCATCAACATAATCCTTGAATAATGCAACTGGATCTTGTGTCGTTAATCCTTCTTTTGGCACCCTCCAAAGCGGAACTTGAATGATTGTTTCATCGGTAATACTTCCGCCGTACTCAATATCAAACAATGTTAAATCGTCCTCAATTGACGGATCTGTTTCTGATCCAGGATTAGCAGGAGTTCCCGTAACCACTACCAGTTCCATATCGTCGATTTCAGTTTCATTTCCAGAATAAGAATATTCACAAACTACAAGATCGTTTCTGTTTTGTCCTTGTGAGCCAGTCTCAATTGATAACGAAATAGGATCTTTAACACGTGCAAATCGACCATGAATAAGAAACATACCAGGACTTATAGTTACCTCATTTTCTGAGGTAACTTCGATTTCTGCTGTCTTGACCCCGGTTAAACGATATACACCTGAACCTATAAAGGACGCATAAAGCAAAGCATGATCGTCGGCATCAACATGAGGCTCAGCGCCATGTCCTGTAACAAGCTCAAAAGCTCCACTGTTTCCCATTATTTCTCCTTAGTTTTAAGTCCAGTTAAGAAGTTCTGAAAATCGATATCTTGTTGATTAACAAAAGATTGATATTTGTTGTTACAGTCCTTGCAGAAAGTAGTTTTACTCGAGTTTCCGTTTGCAGTAATACGCTCACGGTTTACATAGTTCGAATATTCATCATCAGTCGGTTTTAAATACTGACACTTTCCGCATCCTGCACATTCGCATAGTGAATAACCTTCAGTAATAGGCATACCTACCCCCTAACTTTCACGTAGAAAGAGATAACCACCGTTGTCGCTCGGTAATTTCTTCCAAACACCACCATATGTGTCACCAGGATCGGTTGAGTTTGTTGTAAAAAAGATACTTCCAATAGGATGAGCAGCGAGAAAACCAGCAGCTTGACTATCTCCTTCGAGGTTTACTGTTACGTTTTCAGATCCATCAAAAGAAAAGGAGCCGCTTACGGCTCCTTGAAAAGTGATAGTTCTTGCAGTTTTTAATTTTTCAGCACTAGATGCTGATCCCCCAGGACTAAGCGACGCGGCATAGCTATGTTCGTGGTCAGAGTCGGCTTTATCATCAAGAGCCGACTTAACAACCTTGTTTTGTACAGGATTCGCACTCGTATCGCTAAGAGACGAATCAACTACTGTCTTATTAGCACCATCCGATATACCATCGAGCTTTTCGCGGTCATCGGCACTCATAAAACCATCTGATGCAGCAGTAGCCACGTCATGCACATGACCAGACGCAGCAGCACTTATATCTGTAGGCTTTACTGCACTCTTTATCTTTTGATAGATCCAATCCCAAACAGAACTTAGCGATCGTTTAAATATGGCACCGTTTGATATCGAAGGAGAGCCGTAAGCAAAAACAACTGCGCTTTCATCTCCGGGAATTGAAGTTTCGCTTTCAATATCGCCTAAGAGATTGTATCGCGCTCCTTTAGTGTTATCAGAACCCGTGCCACCGTGATTCTGATCTAATACTCCAGTAGTTATATCACTCGCATCGTGATAATGCTCAAATTCCGCCTTAGTATCAAGATCATTCGCTACCTGATTGGCCGTAGCTTCAGCATTAGACGCTTCTTGCCTTGCTGTAGTAACAAGTTGGCTTAAGCTTTCAAGCTGCTCTGGTGATACCTTCGCATCAAGCACACCATCAATAAGAACCAACGTATCGCCAACTTTAAAACCAAGCGCAACCGATCCGTCACTATTGTTAGAACTACCAGAATATCCACCCTTAGATTGCGTCATTGAAGGATTTCCTGCTTCATAGCTATGGTGTTGCTCATTTTCAGAAATGCTGAAACTCTTTTGCTTAACAACCGCAACAACTTCAATTCCTGTAATGTCATCGACACCACTAATGATATCGCCAACATCGAGTGATTCGTCATCGCTTAAAAGGTCTATTTCACAAGAATCGGCATCCTGTAAGCCTAAAAGCTCCTCGGTCGCTTTCTCTTCTAAATCATCAGATGAAGTTTCGCGCTGATCAAAGATTGATGTTATTTGATCAACACCAAAGAAATGCTGAGTCTTGGAAACATTACCCGATTCGTCAACATACAAGTCAATAACTTCACTTGGACCTAGGCAGATCATATGGTTGGTAGTTCTAAATACTTTTTTAATAGTCAACTTAAAATTATCGCTACCAAACTCAGCCCCTCCTGCAGAAGCAACAGGCAAAGCACTTAGCTCAACCAAACTTTCTGTGTGGCTTATACTTAACTTCGCATTGGAAGATTTCAATATGGCACATAACCCGCTATAACCAGTTAGGTAATCATCGACCTCATAGCTAATAGCTATACCGCTCTTTTCAGGAGAAGCTTTAAATACATCACCAAGATCTAGATGATCAATAACCTTAGCAATAACATCATTTGCATCTCCTGAAAGTGTTCCAATCTCGGGCCTTATAGCATGACTATCTAAAATGCCCGTGTAGCTTCTTCCGCTATAGGTAACTTCTCCATCTTCTCCAGTAACTTCTTCCATGGAGTCGATAATGCCGCCGTTTTCGTCGGTCTCAGAGTAGATAAAACCACCTTGCAAAATTGGATCACTGATGGAACGTTTTAAGGTAACAATGTTTTCATCTTCACCAAAAGAAGTCTCAAAATTAGCATTGGTAATAATTTCGTCATTCTGACTATCAGGAGCTTCGTAATAAATATCATTTACCATAAGTTACTCATCCTTAAAGAAAGGAGGAAGAGGAGATTCGTGAATAAGATATAAATCGAATCCGAATGTGTTATCCCACATAACATCGTTATATCCGCTAAGTATTTCCTCGAATATGTATTGACCTGCCCCCTTAGCCCCACGAAGCCTATTTCTTATGTGCTCTACCCTATTTCCAAGTCGTTGAATTTCATAAATCTTTTTCTTACGAGAATCAATTACCAAATAACCACCTTGCGCAATAGTGGCATTTACTTGATATAGATTTGCTCCAATTCGCACATAAGGATCTACTGCTCTACCGTAAATGAGTATCCTAAAAGGACAGCTTAATACCTCATCGTTATAAAACTTACAATAGACGTTGCGACGAGCACCGTAGTTATACGGATAGTTAAAAGGATAGTTAAGACCTTCTGAAGAATCAGGACTAATAACTTGAGGCTTAAACCTAACAAGCTCCTCTGTATACCAAATAGGGTTTTCAATTGCTACCTGGACGCTTAATCCAGTCTCAAATCCATAGAAATCATCATCACCTTCAGAAGAATAATCAAGGCCTATAATGTAGCCTTCAGTCTGATACTCTCCTATTTTTATAGTTCCTGGAGTTTCAGCTTTAATATCGTAATTAGATAGTTTTCTAAGCTGTTCTGTCAGCTCAACGGCTTCAGATACTCCATTAGACTCAATAGATACATCAAAACCGTACGTCTTCAACCCCATGTAAAAGTTTGATATCTTTCCATTAGATTCGTTGTACGAATATTCATATGAGCGGAAGGTATCTCCATCAACCCAAAAAGGAGAGTGTCCACCGAATTCGATGGACACTCCTTTGGAATTTGTATAGGTAAATTCGTAGCCTAATCCCATTATGACCACTTCTTACTAATCTTATTCATCAGCTTAAACACTCCCCTCTCATTGCCTATGTCTAAAGATCGAGGTGCGTGCTTTTCAATCTTTGCTCCAAGACCAGAATCAAGCTTAGTAATAGCACCTAAAATTTTTGCTAATAGGGCATTAGGAGATCCGCCAAAATAACCATCTATCGATTGATCGATATAGCCCTGTAAAACATCAATTGGAGCAACAGCTTCAGGGCCCGCTTCCCCTCCAACAAGAGCATTGGTGCCAGAAAATCCGAATACTGTTGGACCATTAAGAATGCCGCCTTTTGCATAAAAACTTACTCCAATGGAGGGTATCGATCCTTTGAGCAAATCGCCAACCTGCCATCCAGCAGGAGATATAGTAAAGTGCGGCATCGGAATATGGGGCCAAGAGATACTGAAATTGAAAAACCCTTTAATAGAATCGATCGCACCTTGAATCACGCTTTTAGCATTGTTAACAGGATCGCTCATGAAAGTTTTTATCTGATCAAACAATCCACTAACAACACCGGGAACAGAAGACAGATTGTTAAAAAACCCTTGAATTGCACTAATTCCGCTACCTACAACCGATTGAGCAGTATAAATCGCGCCAGAAACAACAGATGCGATTGATTGAAAAGCGCTATTTACCATGTTTCTGAAGGTTTCAGAAGTATTATAGGCGGTAATAAATGCTGCAACCAAACCAGCAATTAAACTAACTACCAATATTATCGGGTTTGCTCGCATAACCGCATTAAGAGCAGTAAAGGCGGTCGTTACCGTCTGAATAATAGTTGCACCATTCATCGCAAGCCATAAAGCGCCGAACGCAACCGCCGCCCCAACCATGATAGGAGCCAACCAAGAGAAGTTTTGCGCAAGAAAACCAATACCATTTGCCGCAAGATTGGTTATTTGAGCCTGCAAGGGAGTAATTTGGGTTGCAAGTTGAGCTTGAGCATCAGTAAGCGCAGCTTGAGCATTGTTTGCTTCAATAACCGCTGCATTATTCTCCCTATACGAAGCTGCTAACCCACCATAACCAGCATCAAGAGCATTTACTAAGAGGCTTTGGCGTTCTTGCTCAGTTGAACAAGCAGCAAGCGCAGCATTCATGGCATCTTCTGTTGTTGCTCCTTGAGCAACAGCTGAATTGAACGCAGACTGAGCTGCTGCATTGCCAGACAGAGATGCGCTCCACTGTTCCTGTGAAACATTTGCCCAATTGATGGCGTCGACAACGGGACCTGTTAACGTAGCCCCAAGCTTACTCGACTCATTAATTGACTCCATTAATCCATCGAGCGGAATTGAATCACCAAATTGCGCCCAAGCTCCTGTTGCTGCGTTAATTGCCTTTTGCTGGTTCTCGGCGCTCATTCCCATAGCCGACATATTTGCAACAGCAGTAGATGACATAGTTTCATCTGCTGCTATTGCGTAAAGTTCATTGTAGCTGCCCTTTAACCGATCTAATGGTTGACCGGTTGCCTGCGCTGCAGTTGCAAGCTTTGCCTGCTCATTTCTGTATTGTCTGGTAGATTCCTCTAATCCAGCAAGCGCTTGTATTCCGCTCGTCGCAAAATCAGATATAACATTACCAGCAGCAATATCACCAACACTAGCACCTGCAGCTTCTGCACTAGAATCAACATCTTTTAATTCACGACTAAGACCATCGGCAGCATCGCCTGCTTGAACTAATCTCGCTCTTGACTTGCTAAGCTCAGTGCTTACCTGTTTTAGCTCTGCCCCTACCGACTCAGCCTCACTAGATGTCTGACCAAACCTAACAACAAGACTCTTATATTCAGCTTCTAACCTTTTTACCTGGCTATTTTGCTGAGATATTATTGTAGTTAGCTCGTCAAACGAGACTTGAGATTGTTCAGTTGCATCGCTTTGGCTATTAAGCGATTTTTCGACTTGAGTTATCTGGTTCGCAATGCGAGCTTCAGCCGCTCTCGCATTATTTACTTGAGTAGCAAGTTTTTCAGCTTCAATTGACCCCTCGCCATATACACGGTTTGCGACTTCTAACTTTGCGCTTAAATTCGCTGTTTTGGCCTGAGCAGTTTCAAGCTGATCAGACAAAATACGCTGCTTTGTCTGCAAAAACTCCACACTGTTTCCAGTGTTTTTAAACTGAGCAGAAGCTAACTTCATCTCTGAGCTAAGATTTGCCATCCTAGCCCTCGCGGCTTCAATGTTTTTGTTGAAATCGCCAGTCTCGGCGGTGAACTTTACCTTCGCTTCATTTTTAGGCATCGATCACCTCCTATTATTTTTTAAAAGTCTATTTTGTTCACTCGTAATCCACGATTCATACGCTGTTTTATCTGCAACAACAGACTTGATAAAAGAAATATCGGCATTCCAGAAAACATCTTCTGAAATGCCGATAATCAGTACGTAAAACGTATAACAGTCCTCAACATCCTCAAGTGGGAAATCTGGGACTCGAATACTTCTTCCGCTGCTAGTTTTTCTTACTCGCTTATTGAAGGTGCAACGGAAGCCATCGCTTTTTTTGGTGCATAGAGCATATTTGCCAATTCGGTAAGGATTACATGATCTTGCAGCACAGAGTCAATAAACTCCTCAAACGCCATAGCTCCCTTCAATGGCTTATCATCAGCGATCAAACCACAGAGATACCCCGTATAGATAATCCTTAGTTGGTCAAATTCCTCTTTTACACCTTTAGTTACAACCTTGTTATACGCTTCATAATCAATCCTATCCTTTGATTTGAGCGCCAGAAGATAACCAAAAGTCAAAGTGCATTTCACGGAGGAACCATCAGCCATTTCAACATCAACGAAAGTATTTAACTGCATTTGTTAGTCACCCTTCGCTTCGGTTTCATTGCTTGCATCTTCGACAAACTCTTCAACGAACTTTCCCTCTTTGATGATCTCGGCAAATCGCTCTTTATTTACCGTAAAAACATCGCCAACCTTATGCACCTTACCAGTGTGTTTATCCTTGAATCGTTTAATTGTTTTTACTCTCATTACGCAGTCGCCACCTCTACTAATTCTCGACTAAAGCTATTCATCCATTGAGACTTAACTGTTTCAGCTTCGTCTTCTTCAAGCTCATCAACGATGCACTCATAAAGACCTTCACCAGAATCATCAGGGCTTACCGCAACTTCCAGCTCGACTTCGGCAACCTCATCAGCGCCATTTTCAACCGATCGTGCAGGACCTGTAGTAACCGTTGCCCTTGGGTAAGCTTTTAGCTTCTCGTTATCATCCTCGTCGAATACATCAGCGCACAAAACAGCTTCGGGCAAAAGCGAACTCTCACCAAATGCATAGATACCCGTTTTGAGATCTTCACGCGCCATTGCATGCATCGCATAATATGCATCTTTAGGTATATGAGCAGAAATAGTAATCGTGCCATTACCCGTTCCGCGAGACCGTGTTTTAGCAACCTTTCCGCGACAGCTCTTTGTTACTGTTTTTACTTCCATCTCCTCTTCAAAATTTCCAACACAAGGAATTAAGAGGGCTTGACCTTCGCCAATCTTTAAAGATATTTGGCGAACTTCATACTCTGAAAAAACCGTACTTGTTGTACCGCTCATCAATCATCCTTTCTCAAATTTCTCTACGAGTGCCGTTTCAAGCATTTCAATAACATCAGGTGACGCAGCTTCTGCACCACGTAAAAACATTTGTTTATTACCGACATGAGTTCTGGTATTAGATCCGTCATCAGGAAAATATAGGTAGTGGTAGCGAGCAGTAGTTCCAACCGTTACTGCAAGCGATTCGTTAGTGTAATGCTGCCACTTTGCACCTTTAGCCTGAGGAGGTTTTCCCTTCCATCTTCTTCCTGAAGTTGGTAGCAACTGATCGATTCTTTTCTGAATCTCTTCTGCGCCGCGACCGTGCAAGACCTCATCTATGATCCTGCCATATCCACTCGCTAGGCTGATAATTGACGCTTCAATAGCAGGCCAACTATTCGCATCATCTGCAATGTTCAGTTCAGCCACCGCACTCACTTCTTTCTTGTGTGAGTAAATGGAATAACAGCCATTTCAATAAGAGCGTTGGTATTAGCTTTTACGGTGTACTCAAAAGAAACTTCTGATTTAAAGTCGAACTTTATACCGGGAATTGAACTAATTTTCTCAATACACCTATCGATATCCGTATCAGGTACATACCCTTCTCGAACAATTGCAACATCAATACGATCAACAAACGCATTTCCATTGTTTGACCGAATAGTTCGCCGACCGAACACCACATAGTTCCACGAATCCTCAGATTTCACAGTTGTTGCCATACCATAATCGACTGGTTCATCTGGAAAAATCGAAATAAGTGCTTCTTGTACTTCATTTAAGAGGCTCAAGCTTTCTCACCTCCTGAAGATATAAATACAGGTCGGTTATAGTGCTATCAAGATACGAAATCGAATAGAGGTAATCGCCAATCACTACCATACAACGCTGGTCGATGCCCATTTTGCTATTGCGAACTTGAATTTTCCTCGACAAAGAAAAGTTCATTCGTTCAGCCATTTCAACATCTTCAATTCGACAGCTTTTCTCGGCAAAGCTCAGCCGCACAATATACTCAAGATCATCTAGCGTCTTAGGGTTCAAACGCGCAGAGAAATCAGTTCTGACTTCTTTTGGCCTAAATACATCACACACGCCATCGTTATACGTTGTCTGTTTGCTCTTCAGCAAGAGAGGCTACCTCCCAACGCTCACGAGCCTGCAAAATATCTTCTGCGTAGTTAATTTGAAATTCGTCAAGTGCATGATTCCACTCATAAAAGCAATAAGCCAGGAGCAGTTTGCGCTCCTGGCTTGGCTCGACGAAATCGAACTTTTGGTCTGTGATACCGATCTTATCTTTTATTTCCGATTTAGCATCTTCAATAATCTGATTAATACGAGCATCGGTGTCATCATCGCTCCAGGTAATGTTCAGTTTACGCTTGACGATTTTTAGCAGTTTATTTTCGTCCATAGCTTACGCTACAGGATCGGTTTCTTCTGCTTTTGTGGTAACCGTTCCAGAAACGGTAGTGTTAACCGTATTTGCAACGTTAACCGTAATATAGGCAGGATCAAGATCACTAATATCAAGCAGCACCGAGCAGGTATTATCAACGCAACGACCAGAAGCAAACTGCTTGATCTTGAAATAGCGCTGATCTTCAAGGAACTTATAATCATCACTAAATTCAATGACTTTATTCTTTTCTCCACCCGCTAAAAGCATGTAATTCTCGGGCAAGCACAGAATAGCTTCGCCATCGGCAAGCTCGTTTGATACCGCTGTTTCGGTAGGGAATGGGAACAGATCATGCACGTAGCCAACTCCTGACGTTGCAAGAGCAGTCGTCGCTGGCATGATCTTAGTAAGATAGTCGGTCATATTACAGATGAGTAAGACCTTATCAAATACGCGACCAACACCCGTCTCGGTTTTTGCCATTTTTGCAACCAAAGCGCCGTATTCGGCTGGCATGAATGAAGTTACATCAACAGCAGTTTTGCGCGGATAACCAGTCGAGGTCGAGAAAGAAACACCGTCATGAATATCTCGATCCATACCGGTAAGCTGATTCAAGCCAGTTCCACCAACAATGCCCTGCTCAAAACCGATTGCCATAGCTTCGGTTAGAACACGACGAATGTAGGCATCCAAAAACTTTGGACCAAGCTCGAGCATATCAAGCTCAATGAACGCAAAACAAGAAAGCTTTGCCTGAACTACATCGATTACTTCAAGTGCGCTTTCGATTTCTTCAGTAATAGCTGAGTTAACCTTGCCCCATACCGCAGCATTGCGGGGATTCTTGTTAATAATCCACTTAGTAACATAGCCTACATACTGCACCGAAATCTTCTGTAAGAGCGGATGATTTTCAGTGAGATCTCGATAGATATCCTCAATAATGGTTTGAGGCATAATATCCTGATCTCCATCTTCTCCAATCAGGTCAACAAACGCCTGCTTGGGGCTTTCAGAACGCAAGATATCAGCAAGTTGAACATAGAATTTCGTTTCTGCCTGTGTAAGCTGACGATATCCACGCTGTTCAAGTACACGAGAATCACGCTCGTTTTTTAGCTCGCGTGCATCGGATTTCACTTGTTCAACTACAGAACCATGAAACACATCCCAGGCTTGTTCAATTTGAGCCTGATCGCCGCTCTTAATCGCAGCAGCCATATTCGCAGCGGCATCTTTGGTAATACCTAATTTAATTGCCATACGCGTATCCTTTCTAATTAATCATCGCGAAAAAGTTTGCGTACTGTTTCGATACTTCATCGCTTTCTTCGTCGTCTGAATCTTGGCTTTCGCCACCATCTTGCTTATCGTCAGAATTGTTTGAATCTGACTCATCCTCTTTGCCAGTTTTCTGATCATCGAAACTATCGGAACCAGCACCATCATCGCCGTTAGATCCGTCATCCTGATCAGTTTCGCTGTCGGTTTCATTTTCGGATTCTTCACCAGTGGACGAAGTATCATCAGTATTTTTGTCGGCATCATCTTCAGATTCTTTAGACTCATCGTCTTCTGGATTTTCGATTTCAATACCTGGCTCATCAGTTGGAGAAGTTGGCTTTTCCTCATCGGTAAGTGCCTGATAGATAAGATTCCGTGCGCATTGAGCAGGTTTATCTGATTCATTATTTGCAACATCGGTTGCAAATCCCATTTCAATAGCAGCATCTGAATCGATAAACGTCTCTTCATCCATCAGTTGAGCAAGCTCATCTTCTGAAATACTCACCTTAGATAGATAAATCTTTTTTGATTGATCAGTAATAAGATCTAGATCATCTGCTTGTTTGCGCAATTCGTTCGCATCCCCTGATGCATAAGTCCAAGCATTATGGATCATCAACAGAGATGCATCATTCATTACGCGCTTATCACCTGCCATAAAAATGACCGACGCAATAGAACAAGCAAAGCCATCACAACGAGTATTAATCTTTGCCTTGTGACGCTTGAGCGCATTAAAAATTGCAAGGCCTTCAGCAACTTCGCCACCATATGAGTTGATATTTACGTTGATCTCATCAACATCAAGCTGTGCCAACTGCGCTGATAAGTTATAAGCAGAAACATCAGATTCAACCCATGGCCATGAGGTGATATCACCGTAGATGTCGATATCAGCAACTCGATTTTCTACTTCAAGAGCATAGTATCGCTTCATTGTTCACCTCCCTCAATGTTTACCGAATTCAATAGGTCATTGGCAGGCGCAATGTTTTTCGTTAGGTAATATGCCTGCGAAAATTCATCATTAATAGGAGCCTCCCCGATCTTTTGGCGTATACCATCAGGGGTGAATAATCCTGTATAGATAAGCTTTTCAACACTTCCCGCAATACTGAACAGATCAACATGCTCAATCAGTGAAGTGTCTACCACGATGTAGTCACCTTTTTTCCATGCGTAATAATCAATAAGCTTTCTGGTAGCTTCATCGCTTATTTCCTGAGCTATTGGATCGACGCAAAAAGTAAGAAATGCTTTAACGATTGCCGCCATATTGTTGATATTGCCAAGCATCATTGATTGAGGAATGCGAAATGCTTGAGCGGCGGTAGTAAACATTTCATCTTTGATCTGGTTAACATCAGCGACGCTCGAACCTTGCCCCGTGTCAAACTTTTTTAGCTCTCTTCCCTTATGTTGGGGTAATACCGCTGACCTATCTGATTTAATAAACGCCTTAAAGTTGTCCGTTATCATTTCTTGGAACTTTTCGGCTTGCGTCTGATCTCCTGCTTGCGGAGCGGAAATTTCGTATTGGTATTTAGGCACATTTGCAGCAGCATACGATTCGATCGAAACACCAGCTAACCTTGAATATGCACTAAGCGCCTTATTTATAAGAGCCGATACCCTAATATTGCTCTGTTCTAAGCAAAAAACCTCGTTAGCTTTCAGATATCCAAGCTCTTGATAACGCTCGTTCACCACGATTCCGTCAAAGATATCGTCTGACAATCCCATCTTCTGACGATTAAAGCTATCAGCTAAATAAAGCTGGTCATTTTTCGCAAGCAATAATGACCTACCATCAAGATAATATTTTTCAATCATCTCGCGCTTGAGCTGCGTTGCATTCTGATTCGGGTTTGGGGAAACATTTAAAAGATAGTAAAGATAATCTTTTGTTTCTTTCCCTGCTCGATATACCTTAAATTCGCAGTTTGATATCGCATTGGATACGTAAGATACCGCAATATAGATCGCCAACACTTGAAACGCAGTGTTTTGAGCAATAAGCTCAGATGAAACTTCTTCACTTGACTCTGCCGAGTTACCTAACCAGTCAAGTAACTTCATTTTTATAGAACCCAAATACCCTCCTTAGAAAAATACCGGAGCGAAAAACTCATAGGGAACAAATTCGGGAATCATATCCTCGATGCACATACCAGCAACAAAGGCCATAAAGCCGTCAGTCTTTCTTGACTTAGGCTCAATCTTTCCGTAGGTGTAATTGTTGTTTTTAGCTGGTTCGAGCTTCGCGTTGTTTGCAAACCAGCGCATTGCAGGGTCATTTCCCCAAGAAATTCTTTGTTTTGCAAAAGCGCTCGTAATTTTTGGTTGTGCAAGCATAATGTCGCTAGGACGTAGCAGCTTTATCGTTTTATCTTTGACTGAAAACCCAAGATCATCAAGCAGTCTACTAAAGATAGAAAACCTGTAAGAGTCAAGCGCAACACCTAAAACGGTATACCGCGTCATATTTTCTCTTACCCAATCAATAACTATTTCGGGTGGAACTTCTACATCATCAACTAAAGTTATAAAACCTGCTGTATGCCACTCATCTAGCGGTGCTTTAATCGCTCTTCGATGCGGAGAATTAAGACAAAACCAAGAATGATTAATTGCATAATATTGATCATCTCGCCTAAACACCAAAGACGCGCTAATAAAGTCAGTTGTGCGAGCAAGATCAAGTCCTAACACGCACTCCCACCCTGATAAATCAGGTACTTCTTTACTGGTAGCTTTAATGTTTTCCCATGAGGTAACTGCAATTTCGGTTTGATTTTCACGCAAACCCATACGCTTGGTCATGAATTCCGAATTATTAATAGGATCTTCTAAGTATTCGCCATATTCGGTAATCATTTCCTCTTCTACATCAGGAAAATACGGCAAAGATGGCACTGATTTTGTCCAGCATTTCCGATCGTGAACTTCATCTTTAGAATCAAGCCTACAGATAAAAGGAAAGAAACCGTTATCAGCTATCTCTCCTCTTAAGATTCGCATCGCTCGCTCTTTTAAAGAATCAAGAGGACCATCGCAGACATTACCTTCAGAAGTGAAATAAAATCTTCGCGGATGCGGCTTTTTACCAAGTCCGGTAGTAAATACATTTAAGTTTTTCCAGTTTTCATAAGCATGCACCTCATCGAAAATAACCGCTCCCGAACGCAAGCCGTCTTTTGATTTAGGGTTGTCCGTTCGATACTTAAGTTCGGATTTTGTCTTTTTGTTTTTGATAACCTCGCGTGTCCAATAGAAGTTATTACGCATTTTTCGGGCTTGTTTAGGATCCTCGAGTACATCATCATGTACTTCAAAAAATGAAGTTTTAGCCTGCTCTTCGCTCGTTGCACAAATATCAACGTTATATCGATCGATTCCATTTGTTTCAGTAAGCAGGCAAAATGAAATGAAGGATATTAGACCGTTCTTACCGCTTCCTCGACCAAGTAGCGCAAAGATCTGCGACCAGCGAGGGCGACCATCTTCTTTAAACACCACCATCGATATAGCAAACAAAAACTTTTCCCAGTGAAATAAATCAAAAGGAAAGTATTTTTGATAACTTTCATATTTCTCTAGTCGATAAGTATCGATATAGAGCTTTTCTTCAGCAAAAACCTTCCGCACATATTCAACCAGCATTACCTGCTCTTGACATACCAGCTGTTTTTCCTGCTCTACAACCCGCATCCACTCGGTAATCCAGGGGCACACAATCCGCTTATGGGTTTTAGCCTTACAATCCGTCGTCATCTTCGACGACCTTTGGTATTTCGATTGCGCAGCGGCTTGAAATAGTCAAACCAAGCTCGCGCGCCCACTGATAAGCCTGCTTAAATGCGCGATCCTGCTGCATCTGAAGATCTTTATCTACCTTTCCATCTCTTAGCAGTAGCCTGATTTTTTTACTACAGGATTGATAAAGATCTTGAGCCGTAATAAAGTTCGCCAAACAATCAACGTCAAGCTCAGTCATTCCCAAACTCATAAGCTTATTTGAAATGTCATAAAACTTATCGCGTTGTTTTTTTAGCAAATAATCAGGTGCGCGAACATTCACACATTCAAGCTTCGGTTCGCGAGATTCTCGCTCCTCGATTTCCGCTTTCGTTAGGTGTTTCTTGCCTTTTGCCTTAACAACCGCAATTGGCTCTTTTCTTCTCGAAATGTCGCTCACCTCCTTAAATGCAAAAGGGAAAAATTTTTCAAGAGTCTTGGATTGCCCCCCGTTGTTTTCCCCCTCTTATAAAAGGGGTTTGGGGTATCGGGGGTATCAATCAAATCTTTCAATCGTCAAAGGGTCTTTGATCGATGTGCTTCCATAAAATCTATGATGCTTTTTGTTGTGACAACGAGCACATAGCGCAACAAGATTGCGCTTAACATTGCCATCACTATCTCTATAAGTCTTCGACAGTGCTAGCTCTGGATGGTCTTTCACCTCCATCTCATGATGCACAGTAACCGCTTGAGAATAAACAGACGGTGACATCTCTTTGCACTCCTCGCATTCATAGTGTGCTGAAGTCAATACCTCATCACGCAGCGACAACCACTCAGGAGACTTATAAAACAAATAAAGCTTATGCTGCTTTGATAACTCCCTAATGCAAGCAGCTAATGCATGAGGAGCCCTAGGTACATGCATCACCATCACGAGCTAGATATAGCTCTGTCTTTCCCTTATCAATAGCAACTGCGACAGCGTGCAACATTGCATGAGCTACTTGTGTGTCATATCGCGATGCAAGCTTGCCTAACTCATATAAGCTCATCGATCTCACCATCGCTTCTGACTCTAATAATCTTTCCGTTTAAATCCTTCTGGATCAGCGGTCTGCGCGGCGGATTGTCATACGGAACTTTATGATGCTTACGAACATACTCATCGCGAATACATTCTTTGCACCAACCGTCATGGGTTTCACGCAACCTCCCACATCCAAAGCAGTAAGACATATAACTCCCTATAAAAGAAAAGCTCCCATAAAGGGAGCTGAATAAATAAACTTATGCAAGTAAGACTAATAAACCATATCCTTAATAATCTCTTTCGCTACATGTTCGTACACTTCTAAAGGCGCATCTCCGAGTATGGTTTGTATCTTGTTCTTTGTCTTATTCCAAACAATATCATTATCGAATACGTTTAATAGGTCGTTGCCGTATAGGGTAATAGACTCAATAGTGCATCTAACTTTTTGATGCCCTCTTGTTCTTTTGGCTACAGTGCGAGAACTAATAAGACCTGTTTCAGTCATTATTTTTACATGGTAGTAAATCTGCTCCAAATCGTCATATTCGTCACAGAGAAGATCACGAGCATCGACACAACCCTTACTCTCTCCGACTTTCAATAATATATAGCGGACTAAGTCCATGTCTCTTCTCATAATTAAACCTACCAATAAAAAAGGAAGCCGCTCTCGCAACTTCCTTACAACTTAACCAAATACAAAATAACACACTTTAATGTACCATTTAGTACCGTCTTATATTGCTTTAGGTAATTTTCTTCTTTCTTCTTCAGGCATCAACCCATAAGCGATGGTTAATATCCTTCTTCTTTTTCGCATAACAGACGTATGAGAGTAGTGAGTTTCATCTTCAATGTATGCCCAAGTATGTCCATCGATATAATACTTTCGAGCTATATCCTCTACATCTGGCGGCAATCCCTCGATAACTTTCAATGCTACAGATATCTTTTCTTGGTACTCGTTGAGTTCCCTAACAAGACCATCCATATAATCAATGACCTTAAGAACACTATCTGGTAAAGCATCTCTATTTACGTCACCTGAAGATATTTCTTCATAACTGATACCGCTAATATCAAGAGCGCTCTTCATTTCTTCTACTTCATTTTTGCGAAAATCAATACGACCCTTAAGCTTGCGTATATCTTCGAGATATTCGTTGGCGCAAACTATCATTACCTCTTCGCTGGTGACTGGCATATATACCTCCCTATCTAAGTCACCAACCTAAAGACACCGCACTTCCCGAATTACGAACACACACCATAAAATGACCATAATAAAAGCGCCCATCTGGGCGCTTATTGCCCTAGAAACTCATCTTTCTGATCTTCTGGCAAAGAATTTGCATAATCTAGGATTTCTGCTTTTGTATTGACTTTATGCTCATCAAGGCTGCCGATCTCCTTTGGTTTGCTATGTTTCGCATCATTCTGTTCTTCGATTGGATTCGCATTTTGTTTATTTGCTTTCGGCCGTCCATTCCAGGGATCGTCAACAAGTCCATTGTGGTCATTGCTCACAACCTCCTCCTTTTCCTTTCTGTACAACCATTCTATATCAAGAAGCGCTAGATACTATGTTATTTAGATAACAAATACATGCATTTCTTTTGCATGTAATATTCCCATATTCGTGGCCTCACGAAAATAAACAACCACCTGCGAGAATAAGCAAAAAGAGCGGCTCTAAACTGAACCGCTCTCGTTTCACGTTCGTTCTATTAATATCATGTGATAGTTGGCTATAAAAATCCCCACGGTTTAGAGTATCGCCGAATCGTGGCGGCTCCGTATCCCGTGGGGTCACTTAAATGAAGCCTGGCATCAGTCGCGAACTATAGCCAGGTTAGTCTGTTTACACCCTAGCTCTAACAGACCAAATCAAACCAGGGCAAGAATCCGCTGCACATAGGCACTTATACGGATTCGCATCACTTATAGTATACACCAATGTCACTTAACTCCCGTTGAACCAAGTCTATCGCGGTTTCCCTTTGTCATACCTCAATGGGCAATTATCTTGATCGTGGTATCCCAATTCTTTATAGCCGCAATAGCCATCCATATCTGGCTCAAATGCGCAGCACTTATAGCATTCCTCAAGTTCCTTAGGGATCTGTACGGAAAACACTGGCTCCAGCTCCACGAACACCATGAACCTACGATCACAATCGGGGCATTCGCCCTCGTACTCGTGAGTGTACTCGTCGTATGTCTCCCACCACTCAGGATCATCTATCTCGAAGCCGCAATATGGGCATCTGTAGTCACTCATCATTTACCCCACATGCTTTGCGAATACGACGAGCGAACCCTCGAATTTTTCTGCGCTCGCTCGACTTCACCATTTCCTCGGTTATTCTTAGTAGTGCATCAAGATCAACCATTTTGCTGGTGTCAGCAATATCGTCTTTATCTGGCTCTATGAGGTCTGCAAGACGATTCCAACAATTTTCATCAAACAGAAACGGATCATCGTAATCTTGCTCATGTATTCCGATTTCATCCGCGATATTCAGAGCCGTGAAGCCATATCCCTCAGCCATCCTTTGACGCATTTCTTCCGCTATCGTATGGCGTTCTTCGTTAGTTGGCATCTATTTCACCCCCGTAGACCCAAGTCCATCGCTGCCACGCTCAGAATCGCTAAGGCTCGTCACGTTATAGGGTTTAACTTTTGTGTAAGGCGAAATAATAAGTTGAGCTATTCTATCCCCTGGTGAAACTTCGAAAGTCTCCCGACCGAGATTAATCAGCGGAACGACTATCTCGCCGCGATAGCCACTATCTACTACGCCAGGAGCATTTAATACAGTAATGCCATTCTTAACCGCCAAACCGCTTCTGGGCATTACATAGGCAACATGACCTTCAGGACATTCGATATGCAATCCCGTATGAACGATTTTGTATTCGCCCTTATGGATAATAACGCCCTCCGATGCGCGAATATCCATTCCCGCATCGCCATCGTGAGCATAGGCGGGCAAAGCTCCTTCAACACAACATGCCATTGATAAAACACTATTCATCTAAAAACCTCCAAAGCAAGCAATCAAGAACACAATCAGTGCAGAAACAAACATAATCAAGCACGCCGCGAAAACCGTATAGATATCCACGTCTACCACCCCTCAGGCGCACGAACTGGCATAACAATCCCATTAGAATAGTCGCTACTGATACCTAGAGGTCGATTTTCGCCGCAGAATGAAAGAGTGACCTTATTAAACAGAAGAGAACCTATGTATTGCTGCAAATAAGAACTATTCAAGTAGGCTTTCTGATATTCAGGACTCGAGCATTCGCATTCGATTTCTTCATACGTTGTTCCATCGTCTTTAGAAATACCAGTTATTTTCAATACGCCTTGCTGCGCTTCAAGTCGTACCGTATGAGACCTAACGGAATTTGCACGCTCAACTGCCCGCCTTAAAGCTGCAGTACTAACAACAACATTGAGATATGCGTTATAGCTAAGCGCTACCTTAAGATTTGGATATTTGCCCATATTAAGAGACGATCCAATTTCAATTTCACCATCGCTAAAAGCAATTTGGTTATGATCGATCGCAAACTTAATAGTCTTACCAGCTTTAAGCGCTGCAACTTTGGATAGAAATACTGCAGGTACTAACGCGTCAAATTCGGCGGGTTTTGCGCAATTAGCGAAACCCTCATACACCTTAAACGAATCGGTTGCGGTAAAAATAAGCCTATTGTCTACTGCATGAATATGCACGCAGGTAATAGCTGGCCTATCGTCTTTTGTTGCAACGTTTTTCACGCAAGACTTAACGATGTCCGAAAATTCATCGAAAGGCATCTCGATACCGCAAGATGTATCAACAAAAACCAAAGGATCGAACAAAGAGGGATCGAGGGATGGAATATTGGCTTTGATCTTTCCGCAAGATATTTTTACCTCTTGACCATCCGTTTTAATTTCTACCGCCTGAGATGGAAGTGTCTTAACCAGCGCTTGCAACTTTCGTGCAGAAACCAAACAGGTACCAACCTCCGTTATCAAAGCGGATTTGGTATGCCTAACGCTATTGTTCATATCGGTTGCACTAAAACGGACGTATCCGCTATCGAGCGCTTCGATATAAACACACATCTGCTCAACCGTCGCACCCATATCAGCTATAGGTGCCACGCTAGATAGAATATGACCGAGATCTTCAGAATTTATATGAAACAGCATTTTAAACTCCTAAATCAAAAATAGATGGCATTGATTGCTTTCGCTCTTCAGCTTCTAAGTACTTAACGCCGTCTAAGAAATACTGAGTATTAAGCTCTACCGCACGACCACGCCGACCAAGCATCATGGCTCGCAAGGGAACCGTAAAGAGACCGCCAAATGGGTCATACACAAGCTCACCTTCGTTTGAATAGCGAGTAATAAGCCTATCTACGATGTCGAACTGAAGCGGGCATACATGCATCGCTTGACGCTTCTTTGACTGCGAGGTATTAAGCGTAAGCATTCGATTTACATCATCCCAAACGCTCATATCCCAGCTACCAGGAGCTAACGACATAAAAGTTGATGGCAGATGACCTTCACCATCTAATACTTCGCCAATCTTCACATGGCTTTTGTAGTCATAGATATGGTTCAAACTGTATTGTTTGAATATGCGCTGGATATCATTCATTGGAAGCGATTCCAAATCCTCAGGCGTTAACGACCCCTCGCCAGAGCTTCGCCAAAACGCATGTGCATCTATCTGCCAACGCGCACGGGAATATTCATCTTTTGACTTAGTGACAGGCTCATCAGCATACCCTCTCGAGCGATCGGTCTGAGGTTTATGGAATAGCAAAACGTATTCAGGGCAACCTACACCCATTTTCGTGCCATCTTTGCACTGTTCAGTCCATCCAAGGCGATAAGTCTGATTATTCTCACGCACAACATCAGTTACAACCGTAATCATGCCCATATAATCAAACCCATGCTTTAAGAAATGAGCGATGGTTTCTGAATGAAACGGCTGCACCGTAGGAATACCCGCACCTGTTACGTTGCCGAAATTGATTCGATCTTTAACATGACAGCAATAAATACGCCCAGGATTTAATGCCCTAAACAACTTAGGCGTTAGATAATCCATCTGTTCAAAGAAGTGCTCATCGTCATCGGTATGCCCGAAATCGTTATAGCTAGGCGTATATTCGTAGTGGTTACTGAATGGAATCGAGGTGACAATCAAATCAAGTGAATTTTCTGCCAGCAGATCGGCTTCTAACACCGTATCGTTGTTAGCAACAAGCCATCCTTGCCCACTTGCTTCAATACGATCAACACCAATAGAGCGCTTCATAGCTTCAGCAATCGATGCATCAGATAGACCATATTCTTTAATAATCTCTTCCATCTTTTGATTTAACTCCTCATAGCGCGACCACTTTGCTTTTAGCTGCTCAACAACCTCGCGCTCAGCCTCTGAATAAATGATGTCAATACGCACCTGTTCGCTTTGCAAGAAGCGATATACACGGTGAATTGATTGAATAAAATCATTGAACTTAAACCCAACACCGACAAAGATCTCGCGATGACAATGGCGCTGGAAGTTACAACCCGAACCCGACAAAATAGGCTTGGTTGCAAGTATCCGATGTTTGCCGTCGGAAAAATCAACAATACGGCGTTCACGTTCATCTAAATCTTGCGAACCGTATACCTCAACTGCTTCAGGTATCTGTCGTCTAATTTCATGGCGCTCATCTTCTAAGTCATGCCATAAAACAAAATGATCTTCAGGTGACGCATCAATTATTTCTTTGGCGCTCGCTATGCGCTCGACCATGGTTTGACGTTTAGCGCGTGCAGCATTGGAGAGCGAAATGGTCGAATCATGGAAGGCCCTATATTGTCCATCGCGGTCAATTTCAGGCTCAGAATCTTGTATGGGAAGCTCATGCCAAACGACTTCCAATGGTGGCAGATCATATCCTTCATCCGAATAACCTAAATCACTTGGACGCTGCAAAAATATCGCCCACGAGGATAACCACAGCCAAAACTCGCGCTCCTTATGAGGATAGATAGTAAGGTTGTTTGCTTTGGTGGAATCGCGTTGAAAGAAGCGCGTCAGTGCCTGTCCTGTATCCATAATCCCCAAAAAGCCAGCATAGTGAATCAGCTCTTTATAGCGATTAGGAGAAGGTGTTGCCGTAGCAACAAACCTATATGGAACTTGGTCGAAAAGCGTTAGAAACGTCTGATAGGTCTTTGAGCCAAACGAGCGTAAAACACTCGCTTCGTCTAAGCTCACAGCATTAAACAGACACGGATCTAACCTACCATCACGCACGCTCTCGTAGTTGGTTAGATACAAGCCATCGCTATCTACCTCTTCGTTTCGGCGAACAAAAACAGGTTGCAAACCTAAAAGCTCAGCATCGCGCTTGAATTCTTGACGCACTCCAAGCGGGCAAATAATAAGCTGCTTACCTCCATCATGTTCACCTATAAGACGCATGATTTCTAGCTGCATCAAAGATTTGCCCAAACCAAACGCAGCAAATATAGCGCGCCTACCACCAATTACCGCCCATCGCACAATATCGCGCTGATGAGGAAACAAAACCTCGCTTACGCTATCGTCAGGATCGAAACCAGAATGAGGTGCATGAGTACGTTTATCGGCGATAAATTCCATGTAATCACGCATCTTAAGCTGCACCCCCTACCGTGGTGCAAACCTCGCGCCGTGACGGGCCACCAATAACAACAACATTAGATTGTGCAATACGGTCGATAATCGCTACCACATCATTGTTGTTTCCGCCCTGTGAAAGCCTATCGTATAGCTCATCGCTGTCGTAATTTGTGGTAATGATGGTTGGTCTGCCGTTTGACTTACGTACATCAATAAGCTCCCAAATATAGGCGATCGAGGTTTCTTTTGGCACCTCTTTACCTAAGTCATCTAAGATAAGCAAATCAGCGCCAGCATAGCGGTCGAACGCTTCCTGAGGAGTTTCAGCACGGCTTATCCAGGTGCCATTAACTGCACGCAAAAAATAAGGCATGGTAACAAAACGCACGGTATGACCTTTGATATATTCCATACCTACTGCACACGCCGCATAAGTCTTACCTGTTCCAGCATCGCCACGCAACAGCAGATCTTCACGCACATCTATATCGAGTGCCGCGAAATATTGCTGGATAGACAATGCGCAATACTCTAGTTTTGCGAACTTATATTCTTCAGGGATACCGCTATATTTGATGCGATTTTTAATCGTTTTTTCGCGAATATTTTGCATCGCTGCACGCTCTCTTTTCGCTCGATTTATCGCATCGTTTTCGCGTATTTTTTGCTTTTCAGACTCGGGCAAAGCATTAAAATCTGCCAGCAACTCGCGCTGATCGATCATCTCGTTTCACCTCCTTTGCTGCTTTCGCAGCAGCTACATAGCTTTCAAATTGCTGTCCAAACAGGGTTTTTGGCCTAATGAAATTCGACATGCGAGCATCGTTTTTCCACTCGTCGTACTTGTAGCGAATCATGGTTTCGATATCCGAAATGGTGTAGTGAGCTGCGAATATCTTGTGCAAAGAAAGCATCACATCTGAGCTTGGAATGTCATATCTTCGCCCTGTGATCTCGGTAAACTTGGAGATTGCTGCCTTTGCAAATTCAATCCAAGGAACTTCATCGCCAGGCTTTTCGCCCTCGTCCAGGTTTGGTTGAGTTTCGGGATAGGTAGACTTACAGGTTGATATATTCTCCCTCTCCCTCTCACTCTTTTTAGCAAAATCGCTGTTTTGATCCTGGACACGGGGCAAGCTTTTGTCTTGTGTGTGTTTTGGACATACATCCTTATTTGTCCTACCCCTAGAAGCTGACTTTTTCCGAGCAACCAAAACACGCTCGCGGCACGCTAGATAAACTGGCTTCGAGGTTTTGGCGCGAATGTTTCCAAGCTGATCTTCACCCGTAAAATACAATCGTGTTAACGATCCGATGATTTCGTCTTGAACCTTTTGCGGATAATCTTCAATCGCTGCCCAATAGTCGTTGTTAATATAAAAACCCATTTGAACCACTGCTGCCTGAATATCCAAAGCAATAACGGCGCACAATATGATCAATGTCCATAGGGACCTCCTTATTTAATCTTGGTAACTTTTCTTAGAATTCTCTGATCAACACCAAATAGATCCTCAAGCGCATCCCATAGATCAACGCTTCCAGTTCGCGTACCTTCTTCTATGCATGAATACATCTTGTGGCTGACATGTATTGCTCGCGCAACTTCCGATTGCTTTAAACCCTTTTCCTTGCGCTTTCTTTGCAGCTCTAAGCGCTTATACGTCACGGCGCATCACCGCTTCGGAAAACGTATTAGCTGCCTGCTCATCGCGACCTGGCAACACATGGGAATAAATTCGCAAGGTAACCCCGACATCTGAATGGCCCAAACGCTCCGAAATAGTTTTTATATTCACACCTAAATCTAAAAGCGCTGTAGCATGGGTGTGACGCAAGGTATGCAAGTGGATTGATCTATCCAGCTTTAATTTGCCTACCAGGTAGCGCAAATGCTTTGCAAACATACGAGGATGAATAGGTGCGCCTTCCTTGTCGCAAAAAAGAGGAGTATCGCTACGTTGGCGAATTCCGTGAACATCGAGCATTTCGCGCTGCCAGAAAAGATATCCATCAAGAACATTACAGACATCAATAGGAAGCGATATATTGCGCCTTGAGTGCTTAGACTTGGGAACTTTGCGCACTAATCCTTTTGTGGTTTGCACCAAGTTCGACTTAACCGAAATAGACGAAGTGCGCGACTTGTAATCGCCCACCCTAAAACCTGCAAGCTCACCACGCCTAACGCCTGTATTCAAACACAACAACAAAGCAACGTTTAGCATGTCGAATTCATCAGAATCAAGATTCGATGCTTCGTAGAGATAATCCACCAAAACCGTTAGATCGATCTCGCTTAATGCAAATGCTTCTTCCTGGTTTTCGCGTGGTCGTTTCACATAAGAAAACGGATTAGAACCTGCAATGCCTAATCCAACCAAATAATCAAAAGCTGGTTTTAACCAAGCGTGCAACTTGGCAACTGTAGAATTTGATACAGGGTTTTCATCTTTGCCGCCCTTATCAATAAGACGTTGATAAAGCCTTGTAATTTCAAAGGGCTGAAGATCGTCTAATCGCCTATCACCAATAAAGGGATACACATAGCAACGCGCATTTGACCTATACGCATCCATAGTGGTAGCTGAATGGTCTGACGCTATGCAATCAAAGTAGTACTCAATTGCGCTCTTAACAGTAAAAGGAATAGATCGACCCTTTAGTGCATCTGCTTGTTCTTGTAACTCTGCACAAACACCTATTACCGCTTCAGGCTCCGAGTCTCCAGGAAGCGAGCGAAATAAATTCCGCACCTTACCCGTAATCGGATCCTTGCCAGCATAAGCACGTACCTCGATCATGCCCGTATTTGGGTTAAAACGAGACGATGCCATTACTTACCACTCCGAAGCACACCGCACTCGATCGCAGCTTTACGATACGATCTAACCTGCTTTTTAAGGGCATCACGCTCAAGATATAAGCGCTTTAATCTTTTTGAGGTAGATCTTCCAGAAACGCTAACATTTGCCTGACGAACGTAGACCTGCTCTTGACTGCGTAATTTCGCACGAATATGCATGGGAAGAATCCGATAAAGCTCTCCCACTTCCCAACGCAACGACTCAATCTCGCGCTTCAGGTGGCACTCTCGACAAATTGACCTTTCGCTGTTTCGCGGCAAATACCCGCCGCACGATGGACATATAGACATTAGCCAAACGCCACCAAAAGCAAAAGGATGTACACATAAGATACGAGCGCAGCTATAACGGCAAGCGCCAACATCTTTACAAACTGCAATTTCGAGCCGATAAATCGCAGATTCTCGTCAAAAAGACCAGTGAAAAAGCTTTGTTTGGGCGGTCTACGCCCACGTGAGATATAATGCATCTCTAGTCCTCCTTTACTGAGGGGTTGGACAGATGGGCTGCAGCGAGCGTCTTACTTCAGGCTGCAGCCCTATTTTTATTCTCTGGGTGAGTTAGCAAACCCCAGATAGCCTGGGCAATTCAGCAAATACCCAGATAGGAGGTAGATATGATTGAACTAAACAAGAAACAAGAAGAGTTTTTATACAGACTTATCGAAATGGAAAAAGACACCAACAGGTTTAATAACTACATCATCGATCTAATCGATTCTAAAAACCCTTACCTTGAATACACTATGCTGATCGAACTTGGAAAAATTGGCATGATCGAATATGCGCAATGCGGAGAAAAGCTAATAATTGGAGATATAACAAGTGTCGGTCTTTCGTATAAAGACTGCAAGAAAGAAAAAGAAATGCAGGTAAAACGAGAACATTCTCTAAAAATAAAATGCACAATTATTGCTGCTATTCTCGGCAGTACAACTACATTTATTCTTACAAATATTGTCCCTATATCATCCTTTATTCTTTCTCTATTTCAATAATCCAAAGATATGCAAGAACATAAAAACAGATATACAAGCGACAGATATATCGAACCATTCTCTTTTACCTACTCTGGTTAGGTCGTAAATATACCTTGCAACCTTTCCGCTTTTACCTTCATTCTTTCTGTGCGCCCAACAAATAACCAAGTAAAAAAGGTAATAACAAACTACATATCCAACAAACCAAAAAACAAGTTCCATTTCATACCACCTATCTACGTATTCGCTTTTCAAACTGCTTCTGGAATACCCAGATACAAGCGCAAGCCATTCCATACAGAGCCGCTATTCCATCAAGTCCAGCTTGCGCTTATATGTAGGTATTCAGCCTTAACCGAACAGGTAGCGAGCTGGAAACGAAAGGCGAAAACAAAAACCACTCGCTACCCATTCAGTAAGGCCCTACCCTTAGTAGGCAGGATGTGACATGGAGTTGGATTTTGGTCACTGCTCCAAAAGGGACTAAAAAAGCAAAAAAGTTTAATCGGGGTTTATCGCGGAATATCCGCTATCTCCATGCCACGCCCTACCTACTAAAACCCTCGCTATTGAGCGCTTACCTTATCCACCTCAATTTCAAGCATCAAAGATCGCAAGGCGTTAATATTTGTATCCAAAATCTTGCTCATATCAGCGTCAACGGCAAACATAGCCATATCTAAAGAGACAGCGCTAGAGAATTTAGCTCTGTCTAATTTGACACCCTGTACCAGATCGGAAACAAACAAAAAAACGCCATTGAAAGACTGGCAGATTGCATGATCTAAAAGATCCGAGTTGCCATGTTTGCCTTCTTTTTCAGCTAAACCCATGATCTCTTGCCTATAAGCTTGAGCAGCATCGATATAGCGCTCGAGAGAATCTAAAACCTGCTTTTCAGTAATCATTATCTGGAACCCTTCTAAACTAAGCCGCCTTTTACATCGAACACATCGACCATTGAGTTTTCAATCCAATCAGCCATGATCTGTTCGGTAACCAGGTAGCCTTTAACACATCCACGTCTCATAACTGCCCTCAGTCGCCCTTGACGTATTTCGCCATATAAAACAGTTAATGGGACGTTCCAAAGATCTGAAGCTTCTTTGATCGTATAAAGCCGAGTTTTAATCTGCGGCTTGGTAACCTTCGCCAATTCGACCACCTCCCCTACTTATTACGCTTTCGCCATTCCAAATAGCTGAATACATATCCTGAAATCAGACTCGCTATGATCATCAAATACGCTGGAATCATTTCCATCTGATCACCGCCCTAATAATCAAAAGTCCAAATGCGATACAAACTAGAACCTCAACAAGCGCCAACCAAAAGGCGATAGTCGTCATACCTAAAAGGTTGAACATGAACACCAGCCAAAGGAGAAAGCTGGATACGAAAACGAGCACACAAAGCGCGATTTCAATCTTGCTTACAGGTTCCATCACAACCCCTTGACTTACTAAATCGATAAGACGCTACATGCTTTCCAATGCCGCAAGATAAAAGTGAAAGTCCGATGAAAAACACCCATGGCCCTGCCTGAGATCCGATAAACATCGAAACGATGAGCAAAAATGAACCGTACAGAATCATTTCTTTTTCATCCTCTTCTCGCAAAGATTCCAACCAAATCCGCTTCCACTGAAGAACAGTGAAACGCAAAGAAAAACAGCTGCTAAGTCATCCTGCCCACTACCTTTCACAACCCATGCAGCCGTAAAGAAAACGAGCCAAAGAAACATAAAACCCCAGAAGATCATTGCTGCCCCCTGCGAACAATTAGTCAGTTCTACAAACCAGTTTGTCTAACGAACAGCCGAGAGCATCGGTAATCCTATACGCAACATCAAGACTCATAACGGTAGAACCAGTCTCATAGCGAGCTATCGAGTTAACAGAAACGCCAGATTCCCTTGCCAGATCTTCCTGTGACCACCCTTTGTCGGTTCGCAAAGAAGTAATTTAACTGTTGCTATTTGAGAATATAAAACAGTTTCCCTGTTTGGTCAACGCCTACTGACTTTTTCTTTTTCGTATGGCATATTTACCTCTCAAATCTACTGTTTACTGAACTGAACATTTTTATTGAAGATTTTCCAATTTGACTGTAGAATCTGATGATATAGAGGCTAGGAGTATTCATGAACCTACAGTTAAAACGTCTAAGGAAACTGGCTGGATATAGAACCCAGGGAGATTTCGCTAATGCTGCTGGGATTTCAGAACGAAGATATGCGTCTTGGGAACGAGAAGAAGTAATGATGTCTCTTGAACAGGCATACAACGTTACGGAAATACTCGGTTGCTCCCTTGAAGAGCTTGTCGGAAGGGATAAATTCAGTAAGCGAGAATTTTCTGATGAGCGCCAACGTGATCTAAACAACAATTTTGAAGAACTGACCGATGAGGGAAAGGATGCGGCGCTTGGCTCGGTGAGGGGAATCCGAGCTTCAGAAAGCGCGCGAGCTAAAGCGGAGGGGCCTGCGACTGGTGAACATAAGAAAGCTGTGAGTTAATGGATGTTGTAACCGCACTTCAAGCACTTATTGATTCATTAGGTGGCGAATGGTTTACACACGCAATAACCACAGCACCTGCTCAGTTTGGAACATTCGTTGTCATTGTTTCTCTTGTATTCTTCGCAATTGGTTATTCAATTAAGGATAAACAGTTGCAAGACAAAGAATCTGAGCTAGAGAAAACAAAAACCGATCTTAATAGCAAACAAGCAGAGATTGATCTTTTAAACCAGAAGCACAAAACCGAACTTTCAGATATCTCTTTTCGTCATCAGAAAGAAATCAGCGCTCTGCAGAATGTAAGTCAAAAACTCGAAACAGATCTTGTTTCGGCAAACGCAAAAGCAGACCGCGCAATCGAAGAAGCAAAAGAGAAATTCAATACCGAAATCGCAATAGAGAAGATAAGGATAGAAAACGAAAACAAACTCAAAGAAGAAAGCCGCCTACGTGAAGAGCAGCGCAATAAAGAAAAGCTCGAACACGAAGCGAAACAATTAGAGCAAAAACGAATCGAAAACTTCAAAAGATTAGACTACGACGTTAAAACTCTGATTGCTGAAGCTTATTTTCTAGGTGAGTTTGTGGCAAAAGAAAGCTTTATTGAATATCGATTCGAATATGTTGACCCATTAGACTATCTAAATTACGAAACGAAGCTGGACGGAGAGCACTATACGCTCAACGATGAAACAAAAGAGTTAATCGATAACCACCCTGAGCTTGTTTCTCAGTTTGATAAGGAAATGTTCCAATAAGGCGTGAGCTAAAGCGGAAGGCTTATTGCTTTAAAGATATATCGATATAAAAAAGAAAAACCTCCGTGTTTCGCACTGTTAGGAGGCGTCGGAGGTGACACAACGAATAATAACAGGATTTAATTCTGCAAACAATGCTGGAATAACACTACAAAAATGTAGGATTTCGATAATTAAATATAGAATTTTAAAAATAATTTATTGTTTGTTACCAACAGTTTGTTGAATATTTTTAACATGCAATGTAAAGTAAATGACAGTGATACGGCTTTGTACTTCGTGAGTGGGGTCTTAGCCAAAGGGCTGTCAGCGAGAGTTGGCAGCCCTTTCTTTTTTAGATACGGAATGACCATGGAACACAAGAAAGACAAACCGTTCAAAACCATAGATGAGCAATTAGACATTCTCGAGAATAGAAACGTAAAGATTCCTGATCGAGAAGAAGCGAAACAATTTCTTCTTAAAGAAGGATATTACTCGGTAATTAATGGCTATAAAGATGCGTTCATAGATCGCAAAAGGTCTAACGAGCTTAACGAAGATTACTACAAAGATGATACATATTTCACTAGTTTCATGCTCATATACACCTTTGATAGAGCACTTAGAAGAGTAACTTTAGGAAAACTAATGAATGCTGAAGCGATCATGAAAACAGCTTCAGTGTATGCATTCTGCTTCTACAATAAAGATAAAGATGCTTATCTCGATCCAGCTTCATATTGTCAGAGCGGTGACTATCATCCTAGAAAAAATTACACAAGAAACCTTATTAGACTGCTTGGAGTTCTGCAGAGAGCACACGACAATAAAAATAAAGACTATATAAGGCATTATTTAGATAAGTACGGAAACGTTCCATTGTGGGTAATTTCTAACACTTTGACCTTTGGGAATATTTCGGCTTTTTACGACTTGCAAAAAGCCGAAGTTCAGAATGCAATTTGTAGGAATATAAGAATAGCTTCAAAAAAAGAAATAAATGAAATTGGAGTAAAAGACGTTCGAAAGGCATTCCGAATATTGAACGAATTTAGAAACATTTGTGCCCACGAAGAACGATTGTATTGCGCAAAAGTTGGAAAAACAAAAGAATTTTCATTTAAAGATATGTTTGACTCGCTTTCTGTTGTTTTGAGTCGAGAATCAATGAAAAACTTCTCAGATGATATTAGGGAATATTTGGAAATTTTAGGAAAAGAAAGCTCTTTGTATATTTCTATACTTGAAGGAATGGAAATAAGCGAAGAATACCTAAGCAAATTTTCTTATTAAAAAAGAACCTCGCTCGAAGTTTGGCGACCGAGAAGCGAGGTTCCAGATAATACCCCCGAGCAAACGGAAGGTAGGTTAATTTTAGCATGGCTAAAAGAACTCGAACATGGGGAACCATATCTAAAACAAAAAACGGTGTATACCGCATTAGGTATCCCCTTTCTGACGATCCGATTACAGGCAAGCGCCGTCAAGCATCTGAAACCATACATGGAACGAAAAAAGATGCTGAACTAAGGCTTGCAGAATTGAGGATTCTGAACGCACCGTCAGATCAAATTAAACGAAATATAAGCGTTGATCAGTTTTGGATCCGCTATTACTACCCTCATATAAAAAAGAATCAGGCACCTGCAACCGTAAGAGGCTACGAAAGTGTATATAAGTGCCACATTAGCCCTCAATTCGGCAAAAAGGAAATGGAAAACATCCAAGTAGCCGAAGTTAAAAGCTATCTTGAAGAACTTACTTATGGATCCGCTAAAAGCTTATTAAAAACGATGAGAGCGATGTTTAACTACGCAGAAGACGGAGAATACATACATCGCAATGTGATGGCACGCCGTTATAAACTGCCAAACAAAAACACCTCACGGCGCATGAATAGCGAAATATACGACAAGGAAACATTAGATGAGTTGTTGGAAGAAATGACCGATGAATACTGGCTCGCTGGGTTTATTGTTTCAGCGTTTGGCGGTCTTAGAAGAGAAGAAGCATTTGGATTAAAAAGAGAAGATATTGAATTCTTTGAAGGATATGCAACGCTGAAAATCAGAAGAACCGTGCAATATATAAATAAAGAATTAGTAATATCAGACGAATGCGAAGAATCGCCCGATACTAAAACGCCCGAAAGTAAACGAATCGCAGTTTTGGTAGATCCTTATGCGCAACGTCTTAGGAATATCCTAAGCGAAGCTGAGAGGGAAAATGATATTTGGATGCTTGACGATGGCTTTGGCGCTCCAATAAACCCCGACAGGGCGGCATCTGCCTACAAACGATGGTTTACCAACCATCCGTTCGTCTATATACCATGGAAGAACCTAAGAGCGAGCTATAGCACCATGCTTGAAGATTTAGGAGTGCCTATCGAAACGGCTGCAAAGCTGTTGGGTCATTCAAATATATCTACAACGTATGCCTATTACACAAAACCAAAGGTCAAGCATTTCAAAGCTATACTTGATAAAGCGTTTTCTTGTGACCGAGACGAGACCGAAAATGTCACAAATAGCTAGAAACAAAAAACTCTCACCTTTGAAATACAAGGTGAGAGTAGAAAAAGCTGGCGCGCCCAGTAGGATTCGAACCTGCGACCTCTGGATTAGAAGGGAGCGCTATTGCATATATTATATATAAATGGATTGATAAACCAGGATTTATCTATATTTAATTTTATGCGTTTTGTATTTCACTGTGACCATTCGTGACACCATGGTCACAGGATCGAGAGGATAGACAATGGGCTATTGGTCAGAAGACAGACTAAAAGCAATGAAAAAAATACAAAAGAGAAAGATCCGTAATAGAAAAATAGCGATTGGACTACTGATCCCTGAGCTTTTACTATCACTCACAGCTACAATAATTGCGATTCTATCCAATGAATTACTTTGGATAGTAGTTTTTGCTTTGTTTTTTATATTAGGTGTATATGTCCTAATAAAACAAATTCAATTTCTACGTGATGATTTGAGTTGGAAACCGAGAGATCCGCAAGATTACCATCCAGACAAAAAAGCTAGGGAGCCAAACTAGGCTCCCTTTAAGTTAATAAACGAATCTGATTAACTATGGATTTTATTTTACGCCGCATCTAAATACTGTGCGCTTACATAGCGAGTACCAGTGTAAGCTTGATACTTAGCCCAACCGTTAGATACGGATTGCACATACAGCTTATAACCGTCGTGCAACTGCCCTGTAATGCGGTAGTTGGTACTGGGACCACTGCGCACGTTGAGCGCAGTGTTGACATCTACCGTATACCAGCCGCCAGACTTTGCACCGCTAGTGGAGCTGCCAGCATTACCGCCCTTGACCAGATAATCAGATGAATCATATCCGCCAGTCGGCTTACCTACGGCAACATAGCGCACATTGCCACTGTAAGCAGTGTATTTGCCCCAAACATAGCCGTCAGCGATCTTATACCAATCGTCCAGAACTACCTTGCCACCACGAGAGTAGCTACCGACAATACCAGCAGAAGTGCTAGGTGCGGTGCGGATATTGAGGCTAGAAGCCATTACCGTATAAGTACCGCCAAATCCAGTACCGCTATGACCTGCAGATGATCCACTAGAAGTAGAACCACCTACAGTGCTACCAGCACTGCCAGATACCTCACCTGTACGCATATAAGCCTGTACAGCAGCCTTAAACTGGCTCCAAGATTTACCATAGCTCTCAAAGTAACCGAGTGGATCTGTGTGGTCAGTTCCGCCCCATTTTAGTCGGCAGTCATTGTGACAAAGCAAGCGGTCAATACCCCAGCCCTTAGCGTTGAGGTAATCTCCTGCCCACTTTACAGCCTCGTCCCATTGCTCATTAAAATCTGCTTTGTTGGTCGTATGACAAAGCTCAATGCCAACGGTATATGCGTTGCCGTTACCTACGTGCCAAGCCTTGCGATTGTCAGCCATTGCATGATAGACCGTATCACCATCGAGATCCATGGTGTAGTGCACAACGTAAGCATTAGGATTGTTGCGCCAATAAGCCATAAGGTTATCTGCCGTAGCGCCTGGGTCTGCGGTCTCATGGATGACTAAGTAAGACGGGTTAATAGACCCGTGACCATTGCTAATGATCTGCTCATGTTGCGTGTAGGCCATCGCATCATCGGGACCAACTATGCTATCAGTTGGAGCGTATGCCATAGCTGCCGTGGCAATACCGATAGCAGCGGTTACGGCAATGAGCTTTGTCGCCGCCTTAGTCTGTTTTAGCGTCTTGATCATTGCTCGCACCTCCCTTAATGGCAGATGCACCAATCAGGGCACCAAATGCCGTACCAGCTGCACTAATCGACATTGCAATCTCTGGCGCATGCGGAATACCCCACGTCTGTCCCAACGAAAGCATGAAAAAAGAAAGGGCTGGACAAACAATAAGTCCAACCCATTTCAATACGTCGTATGCCTTATCGGGAATTAACCATTTAGGCGGTTTGTAATCTTCTTCCATTTAATCCTCCTTTACATGTTGTTCCAGGATTTCTTGATAAAGCTGTGTACCTGTGCCATTACCCCCTAACGAGTGGTAAGCGTTGTAAACACTTGTTGCTTGTTCTTTAATTCGAACAGGACAAGCAGCACCAGAAGCAACATATTCTGCGTGATAATCAATTAACTGCTGCCGCAAAAGTGCACGCATTCCCTGCTCCATCGCCTCGTCGTGCTCAGCATTGCGCTTACGCATCGAATTAAGCACCGCCAGCATGTAGCCAACAAGCCCGGAGCATAGTGGAGCGAAGAACCATCCAATTAAGGTAGTAATGGGAAAATCAGCCATAGCATCACCCCCTTCCGTAAATAGACAGATATAGACATTTAGGACGCTGTCCAAATAAAAAAGACCAGACTACTTGCACACTTAAAAGGCCAGAAATACGTCTGGTCTTTTTTGACTAGAAAGGACAAAAAATGAAGCTGAAAACCTATCACGATGAGATTTATATCCAGTACTACTCGATGCTCGCTCCAAGTACCGTGCCAGGATATGAAAGCTCCTGGCAGCTCTACATCGAGCCAAAGTTTGGTGACTGGGAAATCGAGCAAATCCGCGTGCGCGACATTAACCTATGGCTCACCGAGTTTGATTCTGCGGGAGCGGCACGAAAAGCATTTAAAATTCTCCGCCAGATAATAAACGCAGCAATAGCCGACGAAGCGTACCCAGATGACGTAGCGGAACCAAAGTTTAAAGCTGTCCGACAACCAAAGATGCAAGCTCGTGAGAAACCCCGCGCAATGACACCGCGCGAGATTAATAAGCTGCTGCGTGCGGTTTATGGCTGGGAATACGAGGCTACGGTTATCTGTGGCGTGTGGCTTGGTCTTAGGCGATCAGAACAATGTGGCCTACAGTGGAGAGATATCAACCTCAAAACAGGAGTTGTAATGATCCGTAGAGGGTTGCAAGTAATCGATCGTGAGATCGTAGTTACCGACGTAAAAACACATCGTTCACTGCGTCCCAACGTGCTGCCCAAGGTTGCCGTGCAACGATTACGCGAAATAAAGCGCCAGCTAAACCCAAAAACCACTGATTGGCTTATGAGTGATCCAAACCCAGAAAATTACGCGAGAAAATTACGCTCATATACCAAGAAACAAGGGATATACTGTCCCGCTCCTAAGTTCTTCAGGCACAACTATTCGACAAATATGCATAAGCTTGGTGTGCCTGATGTCGACATCCAATATGCATTAGGGCACGAAGAGTTTTCCACCACCGCGAACAACTACATGATGCTCGACACCGAGATCATGCGTCGAAATACCCGCAAGCTTGAGCGAGAGGTTCTAAAGGCTGGTTCGTAACCAGCCGCTCTTCCATAGCCCCGACCTTTTATCAGACCGAAAAGCAAACCGCA